TACCAGTTAAATAAACATCCTGTGCTCCGTATGCTACTAATTGAAGAAGACCACCACCCATTTACGCTATATTCTTTATACTATTAGAGGAGAAAAAAATATGAATTAAAATGTATGGATGTATTAAATGTATCTATCGATATACTAACTATACATACATACATACAATATACTCCTATGCATGGATATATTTATTATATAAAAATTAATATTAATTATTCTATTATAACGATGTTCAAAGAAAAATCATCAAAAAAAAAATATATTTCCGACAATAATGAGGTTTTTACGTTAGATGCGATGCACAACAACATCATAAAGAAGTTTGAACTTACGAATAAAGACAAGGAGGGCTATAAGATATTATTAGAGGATTTAGAAGCCCAGTCGAATCTCATTATGGAAAATATAGAAATATCCAAGACGGACAAGGAACACGTAAATATTCTATGGACGAGCAATATTACAATACGGGAGAAAATTATCGAACTTAAAAACAATATCAAGGAGTTGGATTCGTATAACGAAGTTGAATATTATAAAAACACCAGTTATATATTATTTCAATACTACGATACTGTGGAGAAGCAGTCGAACATAAGTAATCCGCATACGTCTATCTCGAACGGCGTTTGTATCTCTTCGAGCGAATTGTTGAACAGACAACCGAAGATTTACAAGAATGATTCGAAGAAGAAGCGTTCTTCCGTGTCCGCGACAACCATAAATGTTTTGGATGCTCTTAATAATTTAACGAGCGATATAAATAAGCCCATAGAAATGAATGATAATGTAATCGATAAGAGTTCCCTCGTAGATAAATATATGTCTATTATAAATAAAAAGTATGTTCGCAACGTCGAAGAGGAGGATATTGAGATATGTAAGAATTGTAAGAACCAGATGACGTGCTTACAGCACGACGCAATTATCATTTGTAATCTTTGCGGATACCAAGAGTTGCTTCTTGTGGAGCAGAATCGCCCTATATTAAAGCAGAATACAAAGGATACGTCGCATTTTAGTTATAAGCGTATCAATCATTTTCGCGAGTGGTGTAATCAGGTTCAGGGGAAGGAAAGCACAGATATTCCTGACGAAATATTTGAAAAGATTTTAACAGAAATAAAAAAGGAAAAGATTGTGGATACGAAAACGATAACCTATAATAAAATGAGGGATATTCTTAAACGTCTGCGTATTAACAAATATTACGAGCATATTAACTATATCATCAATCGAATCAATGGAATCCCTACTCCGCAGTTTAGCCAAGAACTCGAAGATAGGTTGTGTAATATGTTTCGAAATATTCAAGCACCTTTTTTAAAACATTGTCCGAAGGATAGGAAGAATTTCTTGTCGTATAGTTATGTTTTGTATAAGTTTTTTCAAATATTAGGACTACATGAATATCTCAAATATTTCCCATTATTAAAAAGCAGAGAGAAACTATACGTCCAAGACCAAATATGGAAAAAAATATGTTTGGAACTTAATTATGAAATCATCCCTTCGCTATAACCTAAAAGCCGTTCGGGAAACCTACCATACGGAAACCGGCACCCAGTCCGACACCTTGTCTCGCCCCTGCCGATACCGCGGGGGATAGCAAGTCAAGGACGGAGAAGGTACAAGCTGCGGTTAATGCCAACATCCAGATTTCGCTCCAATCCAATTTATTATTTGGCAATATAAGGGCGACGAAGGCGACGATAAGACCTTCGAAGGCGTATTTAAGGAGTCTTATAACGACATCCCAGAAATCGACTGTATATTCCATTTTATACTATACACTATACTATTATAACATAAAAAATATATAAGATTTATATTCTATATTACTATTAGAATAGATATTAGATATTATAAAATGTCCGCAGATGTTGTAAGCGTTAAGGAGGTTGATTATTTGGACGAGGATAAACCCATTCGAGGACAGAACTACGTGTTGCTATCTTTTTTAAGCCCTGAGGATGTCCTTGTGAATAAGGAGGCATATATGTTCAGTCAATTCATTGCGAAGTTTAGCAAGGATATGACTACGCTACTGGATGGTATTTCGGCGAAATATAGCGATTCGAAGGACTTTGTGGATTCCGTTAAGGAGAACAATGCGTTTATCTTTGACCCGAAGGATATGAGCGAACAATATGGGTTTTACAAGTCGATTAACAATCAAACCTTGGAGTCTGAGTATCATCGCGATAATAACTTTGTAACCTCTATACGCGGCATTAAGGTGCGTGGTGTATTTGATACGATTGAAGAAGCCAAGAATCGCAGTGAGTTCATCAAGAAGATTGATAACAAGTTCAACATCTATATTGCTCAGATGGGTTGCTGGTGTCCTTGGTCGCCGAATCCAGATTGCTTGGAGAATCAAGAATATGCGGAGACGCAATTGAATACTCTAATGAAGGAATACAAGAAGAATATGACAGATAAGGATGTTATCTTTGAGAACCGCAAGACATCGCTATTTCCGACACAGGCGGTTGTCGAAGCAGTGGCTACTGAGGCTACTGTGGCTACTGAGGCTACTGAGGCTACTGAGGCTACTGAGGCTACTGAGGCTACTGAGGCTACTGAGGCTACTGAGGCTACTGAGGCTACTGAGGCTACTGAGGCTACTGAGGCTACTGTGGCTACTGAGGCTACTGAGGCTACTGAGGCTACTGAGGCTACTGAGAATGTAGTTGTTGGTGTCTCCGCTGATGCGACTGACGCGAATCCTGTGGATGAGATTGAAATGTCCGAGATTAAAAGCAGTATCGAACAAGTTGATGCGTGGAGTTCTCAGAAACTCGGTATTCAATAAAATGCGAAGCGGCGAAGCGGGATAAATGATTATTTTTCTTATTTCATAATATTAAGATAATGAAGGCAATTGCGATATTTTTATTATTCATAGGGTCTATAATGATTATACAAGGCTATTACAATAATAAATCTGTATGTAAAAAAGATAAGGTGATTGTTAAATACATACCGCGAAGTGTTTATGAGGAGCAGTTAAAGCCCGAAGAAAGTCTTCAAACATTTTATAGGGGAATGTTTGAAGATGTTTTATTACGCTAATCTGTTTTTATTTTTATCCTTAATATTAGTAAATGGAAATATTAAAAGATATTGAAAAAAGCATTCTGTCTATTAATATGTATGACAAAAGTGCTGAACTGGCGAAGATGGGTAAGATTAAAAAACTGGTGGGCGAATATTTCAAACACAAGGAGGACGAGAGCAATGTCGTTTCACAGAAGATGATGAAATATGACGAGCAATTCAAGAAAGTGAGAGAGCGGAATGATTATGAATACGAATTATTTTTAGAAAAGAAAGAGGAGTTGCGTTCTATATTTAAAGAAACAAAAAGCCTATCGTCATTGTATGATTATTTAAATCATAAATATACGAATCAACACCAAAGCATCCCTGATATCTATACATACGAGTATTTCGATTTAAATGACCGTATCGTCGTCCCCAAAGAGCCGAAAGCGAAGGAGCCGAAAGTCCCCAAAGAGCCGAAAGTCCCCAAAGAGCCGAAAGTCCCCAAAGAGCCAAAAGTCCCCAAAGAGCCGAAGGCTGTAAAGGGATTAAAAGACTGTCCCGAAGGTAAAGTGAGGAATCCTATAACGAAGCGATGTGTCAATGACAAAAAAATCCCCAAAGAACCCAAAGAGCCGAAGGCTGCGAAGGAATTGAAGGATTGTCCCGAAGGAAAGGTGAGGAATCCTATAACGAAGCGATGTATCAAGGATGTTAATTATAAAAAAACTAAGTAAATATAGGAATGGTTAAAACTGTCGTCGAGCGGACATTTAGAATCAACTGGTTTAGTTTCGTGTTCGCCTTTCTATTAGGGCTTATATACGTATATATATCTTCGCCACCCATTCGAAATATCATAAAATACCCGACGCCCTATAATGCGAACAAAATAGTCTATAAGAACCTTGACAATCAATGCTATAAATATAATGCGGAAGAAGTTAAATGTTCCGAGGCGTCTTTGACGCAACCGATTATATAATTTTTATAGATATAGATTAGGATAGAATGAATAAGAAAGAGCCGTCAGGGTTAAGAGTTTCAATCGACCGAATGTTTTATGACGAGACAGGGCAAATCATCGTGAGTGCCTTGTTTGGACTCTCGTTGGCTCTGCTATTTAGACGTATTTGTAAGGATAACTGTGTTCTATACTCTGCTCCTGACATTAAGGATATTGAGGGGAATGTTTTCAAACTCGAAGATACGTGCTATAAATATACATCGTATCCTGTGAAATGTAGTTCGACTCTCGAAAAGCCGTTAGAGCCGTATGATATTAATAAAACGCCTGATAATCTAATAAGTGTTCCGGGGTTTTTCGAGAGAATGTTCGCTATCGCGTAATATAATTTAGATTGAAAATATTATATATCAATAGATAGAATTATTATATAATGTCGACGCCGATAAGCACATTACCGCTAAAACCCCAATCATCTGGTGAAATGAATGACATTAACGACCCCGTAGTTCAAGATGTCCTAAACGAGTTCCAAGACGAATTAATGATGTCCAAGCAATCAAAATCACACCCGTCTATGCCCCAGCAACAGCCACAATATCCGTCTATGCCATCACAGTCATACCCACCGCACCCACCGCATTCGCAGCATTCGCAGCATCATCAATACCCTCCGTATCCGTCGCAAAGCAAGTATGATAGTATATCGGCATACATAGATACAGAGGTAGCAAAAAAGAGTTTGATATTGGTTATATTGGCGGTTATCATCTACCACTCTGGTATTATCAATACGGTATATGAGAAGTTGCCAGATAATTTACAGGACAACTTAACGAGTTTTGACATCTACATAAAGTCCATATCGCTATTCTCCATCATTTACGTATTGTCGTTTTTTGAATACATTTAGAAAAGCAACATTCGCAGGGGGGAGTCTTGGTGATATATATGTATTTATTTTTTTATAAAGTTTAAAAGATTATAGAAAGTTTAAAAGATTATAGAAAGTTTAAAAGATTAATAAAAAAGATATCTATATCCCTCAGTATATGGCTAAGAGCAACTTCGCTTCTGCTAACGTTCGAGAATCCACAGGGGGTAGCCTTGCTATCACTATGATAATAAGTATATGTAATAAGTATAT